GGGTATGCACCCATAGGGGAGGGTATGATGCTTGTATATATCCCCCCCCAAAATCAGCACAATCTCAAAAGCGCCTATGCAACTGCCTGAATTGAAAGACTGGAAACAAGATCAAATCAATCAAGCTATATTTGAAGCCCAAACAATCTCCCCTTTGGTTTGGATATATGCAAACAAAGCTATAAGCGAAAGAGGAATCCCCATAAGTTTTAAGGATCATAAGTATCTTCTCCAGCCGTGGAATGATCTTTCACCCAAGCAGGTTTATATGAAGAGTGCCCAGATGGGGCTTTCAGTCATGATGATTTTCAAAAGTTTCTGGCTGGCAAAGTTTCAGAGGATGAATTTAATCTATACTCTGCCTACGGTAGAAGATGTAAGGGTTTTCGTTCCTTCAAAGGTAAATCCGATTATCCAGAATAACCATCAAATAGCTTTATGGGTGAAGGATAAGGATGCGGTGGAAACGAAGAAGGTATCTGGAAATTTTATTTTTTACAGGGGAACTTTTACCGCAAAGGAAGCTATCATGCTTTCAAGCGATTTAAATCTTTATGATGAGGTTGACCGTTCGGATATGGAAACGATTGATATTTACTCCTCAAGGTTAAAGTATTCTGTCTTTCAGGGAGAGTGGTTTTTTAGTAACCCTTCCGCTCCAAGCGTGGGAGTAGGAAAAAGGTTTATGGAATCAAAGCAGTTCCATTGGTTTGTAAAGCCAAGATGCAATCATTGGCAGTATTTGGATTGGGAGAAGAATGTGGATAGGTCTAGTAAAGAATATATTTGTGAAAAATGCCATATTGCCATTTTGGCTGACGAAAGGAAAAACGGGCAGTGGGTAGCCAAATACCCGTCAAGGGAAATAAACGGCTATTGGATAAATCAGATGATGGCCTCCTGGTTAAAGTGCAGGGATTTGTTAAAGGAGGAGGAGGAAAAGGATAAGGCTTATTTTTACAATTTTGTTTTGGGAAAGCCTTATATCGGAACCGATATTGTCATTGACGCTTCTTTGATTTTAAGCAATATCTCAAACCGCCTCAATGACAAGACCCAAGTGATCATGGGAGTAGATCAGGGTTTGAAAAAGCATTATGTGGTGGGAAATTCCCAAGGGATATTTGAAGTCGGAAGCACGAAAGAATGGAGGGATATTGAGAATATCAGGAACAAGTATGATGCCATTGCTGTTATGGATGCCCTTCCTGACCTTACAGTTCCTAGGGAAATGAGGGAGAAATACCAGCATAAGGTCTATCTTTGTTACTACCATAAGGACAAAGACAGGGCTGTTGAAGTCAAATGGGGAAAGGACAAGGATTGGGGGTTTGTCTGGGCGGACAGGAACAGAACTATCCAGACAGTGATTGATTATCTTTCATCCAGGAAAATAAGTTTTACGATGGATGCCAGAGGTTTGGATGAGTTCATTTCCCACTGGAAGAACCTTTACAAGATGGTTGTTGAGGATTCAATTGGAGTGCCTAAGTTTGTTTGGGAAGCAAACGGAGCCGACCATTTTTGCCATGCCACAAATTATTTCCTGATCGGCCTAAAACGCTTCTCCGAACAGCATGGAGCCGTTCTTAAAGACAAGACTCAATACTTTCACGGGATTCCTAGTTTTGAAGTAAAAAACGATACCATGCCTGGAAAATCGATTTTTGAAAAAGAACCTAGGGATTGGAGATATGTTTGATCTTTGAAATGACCGGCGGAAGTAGTCATACTCATAGTTATAGAGGAAATTGCTAGTTAATCCCTGATAAGGATTTAGCTTCAAAACAATTACTCTGGAGAATTATCACCTCCCTATCTATAGTTTCTGCCGGTCATTTGAGGAATCAAAATGATTGAACAATATCTTATCTACCTGATTAAAGACAAAAAACTTGAGAATCTGTGTCTGGAATCAAGCGAAAATAAGCAGAAATGGTATTTTTCCTGTTATATTGGAAAGGCTTATAAGCCAACCTCCCAGGAAGTCTGGGTTGAAGGCGATTCTCCTTTCAAGGTTTTGGAGGAAGCTCTTAAATTTATAAGCCGTTACGAAAGGGGATTGAAAGTCGGAGATAGAAAGACAAGCAAGTGGGATGATACCTCAAAATTAGTAGGAATTGACTTGCAGAAAAATGAGTAAAGATTTATTTTAATACAAATGGCAGAAGATGTAGTCAAGAAAGTTTCCACAGATGCAAAAGACACCTCTGAACTTCAGGGTGAAGTTCTGGATGAATTGAAGCTGGATATCAGCGATAGTGAGCTTTCGGCTTTAATTGACCGAAGAATTGAATTAGCTAGAAAAGATTATGAAAGACTTGACTCAATTAGGAGCGAAAATGAGAATTATTGGTTAGGAAAACAGATTGAAAGGCGGAAATTAAGAGATTTCCAGTCTCGGATAGTGGAAAATGTCATTTTCCAGTCTATTGAGACGATTATTCCCATAATTACTTCCAAACCTCCTGAACCTGTAGTGCAAAAAGCTCAGGAAACTCCAGAATCAGCAGCATTGGCAAAACAAAACCAAAAGATTCTTCTTGCCATGTATGAAAAGGAAAAAATGAAGGGTAAGTTCCAAATGATTGTTAGGCATCTGCTTTTGTACCGTTTGGGAATCTTAAAATATAGATATGATCCTGAAATTGATGAAATAGTTACCGAATATGTCAGGCCACAAAACGTGATTATAGAAAAACACGGGGATTTTGTGGCCGAGTTCTTGGAAGAATCAATTTCTGAAATTATTGCCAAATTCCCGGAAAAAACCAATGAAATAATTGAAATGTTTGCCTTAAAGGCCCAAAAAGACAAAAAAGGAAATTATGACCCGACAACTTTGGATAATAAGGCTCTGGCTACCCAAATCAAATATATTGAGTTCTGGACGGATGAGTATGTCTGCTGGAAATATAAGAATCTGATTTTCAGGAAACTTAAAAATCCTAACTTTGACTATACTGGAGAAGAAAGGCCGGTTTTGAATGAAAATGGGGAAACGATAAATACCCAGCTTTATTTTTACAATATTTTCGATAAGCCTAAAAAACCTTATATTTTCTATACTTGTTTCAATCTCGGCAAAACAATTTGGGATGATACTTCTTTAGTGGAGCAGGGAATACCGCTTCAGGATGGGATAAACAAAAGACAAAGACAAATTGATGATAATGCTTCCGATAATGGAGTAATTGTCGGTTCTGGAGATTATATCACCAAAGAGGAATTGTCAAAATACACAGGCGATCCAACAGATAAATTATGGGTAGAACACGGAAATCCATTGGAGGGAATTGGCAGGCTTCCGCCAAAACAAATGGCCTCTTACGCCCTTGATTCTTTGATGGGACTTAGAAATTCGGTAGACAATGTTTTAGGTACTCATTCAACTACTAGAGGAGAACGTCAAGGGAGAGAAACTTTAGGAGGCAGACAAATTTTAAGGGAAGCCGATTATGGAAGGATTGATCTTATTGTCAGAGGGTTGGAGGAAGTGGCCCAAGAATTGTACCAAGCTTGGGCGCACATGATGAAAGTCTATTATACTCAAGAGCATTATGCTAGGATTTTGGGTAAAGACGGGGCAACGCAGGTGATAACTTACTCCAGAGACCATATAGAAGATGGAATTGAGATTACAGTCAGAGAAGGTTCTACTCTCCCGGTAGATAAAATTGCTTTAAGAGATGAGGCTATCCAGTTGGCCCAACTTAATAGAATTGATCCTATTTCCATGTTTGAGAGGTTGGAATGGCCCAATCCAGTTGAAGCCGCACAAAGATTATTCCTTTGGACAACCAATCCCCTAAAACTTTTCCCTGATCTTGAAAAGAAGATTATGGAAGAACAGGCGGCATCAGGAGATAAAAGCAAAGTTACAGAGCAGGAAAGGCATAATTATTCAATTATCGTCAAGATGGAAACCCTGCCCCCGCAGGTTCAGGAAGAATTGTTAAGAACCCATTTTATGATAGAGGCTCCTTATCAAGACTCAAAAATTGTGGCCCAACAGGAAATCCAAAGAATAAACTCCGGTGAAAATGTGCCTCCCTTTGAAAACGCAGACCAGGCCCATTTATCAATCCATGATGCTTTTATGAAATCACCTAATTTTGACAATCTTGATGCTATGGTACAGGCTTTGCATCAGACCCATTATGAGGCTGAAATTAATCAGCAAGGAGGTGAAGAAAATGCCGAAAGCACTGGAAGCCAAACTTAAAAGACAAGTTGCGGGTAAAAATTGGAGTCAGGAAAGAAAAAATGCTTACATTTGGGGAACCATGAGAAAGACAGGTTGGGTTCCCTCAACCCAGAAAGCTATGCAACGGAGGCTTAGAAAGGTATGAAAAATTTTTTAAATGCAATAAAAAGAAAAGTTAGACAAATAGCTTTATCTAGTCCTCTTTCACAACAGTTAAAAAATATGCCTCTGCGTGAAGATTGGTCTAATAAGATTATAGTTCCTAAACCGCCTCGACCAACTATACCAAAGATGCCATTACCTGCTCCATCTCCACAAACAGATGAAGAAGCAAAAAAATGGTTTTTTGGAACTGGAAGAAAACCTTTTTCAGTCAGACTTAATCCTACTCCTATTCCAACACCGCCAGGAGGATTTCGTCGAAAAACAATATTGGGATTAGAAAGAGAACCTTTAAGAGAAGAAAGTGGCAAAATATGGGGATCAAGAGAACCTGTTTCTGCTGAATTTTTATCTATCAAACGCCGTCTCTCAAAATATAGAAAGCCCATCAATTACCGCTAACTTTAGGATTTGATTTGACATTTCTTTTTACTGCCTTTTATTATCTTCCCGAAGGCAGTTATTATTCCTTTCGTTGTCGCAACCAACGCTAAAAGTGCGAAGAAGGAGGCAATATGCCTGACGAAAATTTATTTGGCGTACTCGGAGGTACCGAGACAGGAGCAGAAGTTGCTCCTCCAGAAACGTCGACTGGAAAAGAAACTTCTACTCAGGGAGATCAAATTCCTGATGAAAAATTACCTTTTCACGAGCATCCTCGTTGGAAAGAAGTTTACGGGAAAGCTCAAAGGGTAGATACTCTTGAACAAGAGTTGGAGAACCTTAAAAATCAGTTAACTCAGTTTCAGGGGCCACAAGCTAAACAAGAAGAATGGCAACCTAAGACTTGGGATGAGGTAATTCAAAAGTCTGTTGAAGCGACTTTTGCCCGTTTCCAAGAACAGCAACAACAAGTTGAAGCTGCTAACCGACAAGCAGATGTAGCTTTAGACGCAGCTTTGAATGAGTTGAAAGCTAAAGTTGGAGACTTTGATGAGCAAAAACTTTTGACTTTTTGCTTGCAGCATCAGATTTCAGATGTCAATGTGGGTTATGGACTTCTGAAAAAAGTTGAACTTGCTGAAAAAGCAGGGGAAAAACAAGCATTAAGGAAGAAAGTAGCTCCAATAGGTTCATCGTCTAAGACTGAAGGTGGCGGAAAGCAGACTATACCGTATAAGGTTCTTAAAACTAGAACTTTGGATGATATAGTCACTGAAGCTGCTGAAAGATTTAGCGAATAATATAAAAATTGTTTCTATAAATTTTAAGAGGGGGTGAAAAAAAATGACATTTGATAGCTATGTTCAATCGGTGACACAGTTTGAGATTGTTCCGAAAGTGGTCGATAACGTGCTTAATTCCAATGTTTTAGCATTACGACTGCTCGGCAATTCTAAGCCTTGGAATGGGGAACAGATGAAATTCCCTATTAAGTATCAAAAGAGTACTACTGGTGGTTCATTCTCAGGTTTGGATACTTTCTCTACTTCAAA